GATTTCTAGCTCGTACCCGAGTTCGTTCAGCCACTTCTCGAAAGTTTCGAGGGCCGGGTTGGTTCTTCCGTTTTCGAAATTGTAGATGGTGTTCATTCCGGTCCCGGTCCGCGAAGCGAGGGTTTTTGCTGAAACCCCCGCCTCTTTTCGTATGAGTTTAAACTCGGTTCTGATCCAGTCCTTTTTCATTTTCCAAATCTTCTGCCATTCCCCAAAGCATTTGAGCAACGTCGCTATCGGATGCTCTTTCCGCCCGTAAACAAAGGTCTTCAACCGTCGTGGAAATAGCAGCTTCCAGTTCTTCGATTCGGGCCTTTAGTTTCATTGTTTCTTGTTGAACCAGGACGACCTTGCGGGTGTCTTCGTAGACGCGGCCGTGGGTCTGCTGGCCGCAGAAGTCACACGTTACGAGGTCCGTGTACCAGGAGCGGTACTCCTTGGTCATGGCTTACCTATGATGTGCATGTCATGATTTTTTTCTGCGCCGCGGCTTCCAGATCAGCTCCCAGCGATTTTCGTTCTTCTCCCCGACGCGGCGGTGTACGAGCCAGATCTTGTCGTTTTCGGCGTCGGTGACGTAGCCTTTGAGGATTTTCTTGCAGTGGACCTCTGAATTGACCCGCGGGCCGTGGTCATCGGACGTGAGAACCCATCGGTGAAGGGTTTCTGGGGATCGTATAGCTACAACTTTCCAAGGTCTCATTTTCAATCCATAGAGGTGACGGCGCCGAGGTGCTTGCCGTCGTACATCTGTAGGCCATCAGGGACGGTCTGAGCGCTAACGGCGCCGACGAGCATCATGACGGCGAAGGCTGCTGCCAGCCAGAGAGCGCTGATTTTCATATAGTTATTCCTCTTCCTTTTCATCTTCCTCTTCCTTTTCATCTTCCTCTTCCTTTATCTCCACTTCTCCGTACCCGTTGCAGACGTAACAATCGCCCCATTCTGAGTCAATGAAACCACCGTTATTCCAATCGACGATGGGCTTGTCGTATTCGAGACGACCGGTTCCCCCGCACTCGGGGCATTCTTTATACTCCGGCTGCATAGCGGCTCCTATTTCTTTATCGAAAAATATGGCGGTTTGACCTTTGGCACGGGGGCCGTAGGCCGCGGTTTATCCACGTAGAATATATGAGAACCAAATGTGGCGACAGGCGTCATATTCTTGGCCCATTTTGGCTTGACCGAGGTCGAGTGGTAGTGGGTGGCGTTGTGACCGACGCGGACGCCGGAGAGCGCCATCTCTGCGATGTCGCGGGCCGTGGACCACGCTTCGATTTCTTTTGGCCTTTCGGGCTTGCCGTCGCACCAGAATGAGAACTGGCAGTCCCAGCGCCGTGGGCCGCGGTCCTCCTTTACAACGTCGCAGACATTGTTGGGGAACACGGGGCTCAAGACGCGATTGACCACGACCTCGGCCACGGCAAGCTGGGCTACGGCAGGCTCTCCGCGAGCTTCGTAGTAGACCGCCATGGCGAGGCACGTGATCGCGGTTATCATCAATGACCGATACCCCAAAGGATACCGCAGATGGCTCCGACGATAGCAGCAGTGATGAACATGGGCTTTATCCTCCGTTTAGGTTGCGTGTCTTCTTGGTAGTATTCAGCATCAGGTACTGTTGGGTCAATATGGGAATTTCTACCAGACTTCATGGCTTCCTCTTCCAGCTTTTGGTAGTACACCTGTTCCTTGATTTTCCAGTTCATGATCTCATCCGTGCTCCATCTGTTCACGATCCGTCGGCCGCGGGCGTGCGGGCTTTTGACCTTCCGTGGAGCTGGGAATGTACCTTTCTCCACGCGCCGGTACACCGTATTACGTGAGATACCGGCTGCGGCGGCCGTTTCATTGATGTTGAGTAGTTTTTTCGGAAACAAGGCGGTCAGGTTATCTGCCATTTGTTTTAGGTTTCGTTCCTTCGTCATTTTTTTCTCCGTCTGGTTGGTTAAATAAGTGTTCAAGTCCCGGAAGGTATGCGGTCTCCGGTTTCAACGCGAGAGTATTAAACTGCAAGCGTTCGGGTGGCGGCGCTAAGAGACCTCCCGGACCAATTTCGTCTGCGCCATATCCGGTATTCTGGAAAAGGTCGGCACAGTTTTCGGCGTCCTCGCGGGTCAGGCAGGGGCCAGCGTAGATCAGGTTGTCGAACCATGACTTACGGTCTGAAGCTTCGTCTCCCTCTCGGGCGACGGCAAACCACCAGTCTTCGTTTGAATCTTGGTATATGAAAGAAATTCTGTAGTCGCTCATCTTTACCTCCGTGGTTAGTGACGAAGGCAGGATATGAGGGGTTATAAGATTATGTCAAGCACTATTGTAGGGAGGATGTGCCGGGATGGGACTGTATGTCTGTGCTGTGTGCATTGAAGGCTGCATTTGATATGCAGGACGACAGCATTCCCATGGCGGTTTGGGGGTCAGGGGAGACGGCAATAAGGTGGGCCAATAAATGAGTAAGGGCGCCGCCCAAAGCAGCGCCCCTCTCTAGCCCCATTTCTTCTAGGTCAGTGACGAGCTCGGCCGTCCGCTCCATGGCGTGGAAGAAATCTTCCGTCGCCTTCGCGGCCTCATCCAGTGAGGATTCTTTGCCAAGCTTTCTCAAGAGCCTTAACCTGATACTTTTTGTCGTCGGGCTCTAGACTAGCATCATTTTCGATGGCCGTCATTTGGTCGTTGACGGCCGCGTTGATAGCTGCGACGGCATCACGCCAAGGCAAATCTACGATTCGTTCTTTGGTTTCCATGTGTTCACCTCCGCGTACCATTTTCCACTCCTTGCTTCACAAACTTGTACGTTAACCCACTCGCCGGTCTGCTTTGCCAGCCAGTCGAGCAGCTCCTCGCGCTTTATGCTCAGGTCGCACTTCACCCATGCGGGGGCCGCCTCGCGCGGTTTTTTGGCGATAAGGCCGTCCACAAAGATTTTTTCTGGTTTGTTTTCCATAGTTCCCTCTAATAGAAACCCCCGGCACGGGGGCAACCGGACCGGGGGCTTCAACCACGGAGAGCGTTAGGTTTCCTACAACCCCAACGCTGTCGCCATCATACACGAATATATGCGATACGCAATCAATAATCGTGCGTCGATGTCAGGTTTTAGACCCGTCGGTATCCCTAGCTACGCTGTGATCTTTCTTGTACCACTCGAATACGAGGCGGAGCTGGCCGCTGATTGTCCGTCCTTCGGATCTGGCCATATCCTTAATCTCCTCGTACACATCACGGGGGACAAGGACAGATTTCCATTTTGTTGTGTCCATATGTGTTCTCCTGAGCCCCCGTGATGTGAGATCTTATACGAGAATATCGTAGAGCGCAAGAAAAAACCCCGCCCGAAGGCGGGGAAGGTTCAAGGGAGGTTTCGTGAACAATCAGCGGGCTTCTCCCCAAGATGGACCGATCTCAATGTCACATTTATTGGGAACTACAATAGGCGCCGCTGACTCCATAATTTCAGCGATTTTCCGAGCTTCGTCAACGTCTTTAACGGACATGGCCATCTCGTCATGTATCTGGATCATCGGCAGATGTCCTGCCTTACAGAGATCAACCATGGCCTTCTTTGTCATGTCCGCGGCAGACGCTTGGATGAGCCTGTTCAGGGCCTTGTAAGTGAACGCCCGCTTCAGCCGGGTTGTTGATCCGTATGTATCCAGCGCTTCCTTGTACGGAAGAGCTTTGTTCATGGCGAAGGTGTCGGGCTCCCATAAATCAAACCGACACTTGCGGCCCAGGAGGGATCTCAGAGAGCCGGATGAAGTCCTATCATTCAGGTGGTTCATGACCCCGACCATCAGCCCTTTAACGAACGGTACGCGGTCGTGATATTGTTTAACCAGAGTCTTGGCCTCGTCGAGCGGGATATCAAGCTGCTCCGAAAGCTTGCCGACGCCCATACCGTACATCATGCCAAGATTGATCGTCTTAGCTTGCTTCCTAGGGATGTTTGCCATCTCAGCGACCATGTCGTGGAAGTCGGTCTTAGGATCTTCGTTGTAGGCGGCTACAAATTCGTCCGCCCCGCGCAAAGGAACTTTTCGCATTTGCCCATACACATGCGCATAATGGACCAAGATCCGCGGCTCTTGCTGCGAGAAGTCTATGGACGCCCACTGCTCCCCTTCCTCCGGCAGGAATAGACTACGGATCATCGGCCCTAGTTCAGGATCGCGGGCCGGGATCTGTTGAAGGTTAGGGTTGGACATTGAGATGCGGCCGGAGACGGTTCCGCCGTCGTCAGATCGGATTTGATTGATATGGGAATGTATTCGGCCATCACGGTGGCAGTGCTTCATGATCGTGTTGATGAAGGTGCCGGATGTTTTGTTCAGATTCCGTGCTTCAACAATACACTTAGCGAGCGGGTGCTCGTGCTCCTGCAAGAACATTTTGGTGAAGCTTGGTGCGCCCTTTTCGGTCTTTGGATAGTCGATGCTGAGGTGATCGAAAGCCTTCGCGATAGATTTAGCCGCCCAGATTTCAATGTCGGAGCCTGCGATCTTCTTAATCTCTTTAAGAACGCCCCGTTCCCGCTTGAGAAGGTTATCCCTCGTTCGCTCCACCCGGTCCGTGTCAACCCGAACGCCACGCCAAGTCATTTCGATAAGATATGGGAGCAGGTCGAGTTCAAGGTTAGCAATGGGCCACAAATCTTCTTTGGTAAGTTCGGTAGAGAGGAAATTCCAGAGTTCGAGTGCAAGTTCAGCGTCGGCCTCTGCGTATGGACCGACATACATAGCTGGCATCTTCCAGAGTTCAGCTTTTGGGTCGATACCAAACTCGCGAGCGGCCTGCTCTAGCGTCTTCTGAGATTTGGTGCGGTTCAGATAATCGTATGACAGCGCATTCAAGCTATAGCTAAAGCGGTTCTCATTTATAAGCGCGGCTATCAGCATCGTGTCGATGATGCGCCCGTTGAGCTGAAAGCCCATACGTTTGATCCAGCCCGCGTCGTACTGCGCGTTGTGCATGATCTTGTCAGCCGGACACTCGAAGACCTTCTTTAGCCAACGGTTGACGACTTTCTCGTCGAGATTACCGCCCCCGGCGTGGCGGATCGGGATGTAACAAGACCAGCCGTCAACTGCGATAGCGTACCCCACAACCTCGCCGTTTCCCGTAGCCCAACCCGGACCGTTCTTGCGCAGGTCCGGGTCGCGCGTTTCGACGTCGATGGCGATTTTTGTCGCGGACGTGATGTCAGGAAGTTCGAGCGGCGGTATCCACTCGCTTTTCGGCGTGAAAAAGGTCATCTGTAAAGCCAATTACTTACTCCCCGCTGGGGCATCCTTGGGAGACATCTCTCCCCCCAATGCGCTATACCCGGCTTTGTCGATCCACGAGTCCTCGTGATCTATGGATTGGAGCAGCCGAGCGGTCTTTACCCAATCCATCATGAGTGCGACATGCGAGGGGCGGATTTCTCCGTGCTTCTCAAGAGCCGCTTTGGCTATCAGGTCCCACCCCACAGCAATACGTCTGTGGTTTTCGTAGGCATCCCCATAATCCTTAGCGCGGTCACCGTTGATTAAAGCCTCCGCGCTTTTTAGAATTTCACTTCTCTGCATTCCGGCGACCCCTATTAAAGTTTTCGAAGCCGTCAAAGACCATCTCTTTTAAATCTGCGTCCCACACAAATCTGGCGGCTGGAACTAAGTCATCCGGGACGCTGGGATGCACCACAACATTTTTGAATGCTGTTTTCTGCATCTCCGTAAACTCTTGCATTGTAATCTTTTTATTCACAATTCGTAACTCCTTGTCGTGTCTTCGGGCTCTACCAGATAAAGATTTTCCTTGGTCCGTGTGACGCCGACATAGAACACACGATGCATATCGTCCGGGTTAGATTGCATTGACATATCAGCCGCTGGGCTGAGGGCCGTGAACAACACGACGTTGTCCGCCTCACCGCCCTTGGCTCCGTGGATCGTGGACACCGTAATACGAGGGACGCTGTTGAACTTCTCCCCGCGGCGCAGGAGCGCCGTGATGTAGGCCCGGTCTGTCTCGGGCAGCTTGTCCATGGCTTCCGACCAGATCTTGTCGGTATCGACTAGCAGCCCGTGATTCATGACCAAGGCTTCCATGTCTACAAAGTCAGTGTCTTCGAGACCGGGCAGCTTCTTGAAGCCGCGAGCTACGTGGGTACCGGTTGACATGTAGCTGTAGATGATCCGCGCAACGCGGGCCTCGATCTCCTGTCCCTTGCGGAGTTGCTCCCAGCCGTTTACGGCGTCACTTACCTTCTCGCTGATGGACCGTGTGCCGCGGTAGTTGAACAGGTATCCATTAGACCTAAGGTCTGACGCGATGGGCTGGAGCATGTACCCGGCTTGGCTGAGGATGAGCCAAGAGCCGCGGGACATGTCGAGTTCATCAAGGCCGTAGATGCGAGCAATTTTTCCGGGGGTATCCTTTGGTTCGTAGCGTTTGGGGAACCTCCGGCGGATACGCTTCACCACGCTCTCCGCTAGATAATGGACTGATTTCGGGACGCGATAAGACTGAGAGAGTGTTTCGGCCCCACCCGGTAGGTTGATGAAGTGATCCACGTCCGCACCGGCCCAGCGGTAGATAGCTTGGTCATCGTCCCCGGCGCAGTACATGCGGTCGGCGTGTTCGTCTAAGATATGGGCGATGTCCCACTGTAGCGGGCTAAGGTCTTGGGCCTCGTCGAGAAAGACGAGGTCGAAGTGAGGGCAGCACAGATGCGCCTGCTCCACAAACTGCTCCAGCATGTCCGTGAAGTCGTACAGGTTCATGGCTTTCTTGTATTCGCGCAGGCTTTTATCGACGTAGTTAACGGTCGTCCAGCTCTCGGAGATGGTGCTTTCGTTGTACTGCTCTCG